AAATTCTTTTTACTATTATGTTATTGTCAACAATAAAATACATTCCAGGAAGCGCGTTATTTAAATTTGTTATTTTTCCATTAATATCAACAACTGTAATATCGTCAAAATCTTCAGATAATTCTTTTTGTCCTTTATCCCACCCATAGTGGTTTCCATTACCACCTTGGTTACCACCACCTTGACCGGGGTTTGAAGAGTCAGTACCATCTTCATCATTTCCGTGACCATTATTTCCATCGTTATTAGATAAATCAATTAAGTTTTGGACCATTCTTAATGCTTCACCAGCATTTAATCTACCAGAACCAATTTTACCAATATAATTTGGATTTAATGAATCAATGTTAACAGCACTTACTCTTAAAATTGAATCTATTTCACTATTTGTTAAATCTTCTTTTAAAGCTAACATTAAAGCAACGGTTCCAGTAACATAAGGTGCTGCAAATGATGTCCCACTTGAATATGTATACCACCCTGGTGCTGGTGTTAAAGGCACATTATAACCAGGTGCACAAATATCAACAGATAAATTTGTTTGGTGTCTTGTTGAAGGGTTACCTATTGTTCTTTCTATATTATCTTGATTACCTACACTTGTAACTGCAAATACGTGATTATATGCTGCTGGGTAAACTAGAGCATCCGGATTACCACAAGTTGTTCCATTTCCTGCTGCTGCAACAATAAAAGTCCCATTATTATAGATTTCGTCAATTGCTTGTTGTGCGTAAATGTTATAATTACATCCAGACGCCCAAGATAAGTTAATAACTTTAGCCCCATTGTATGATGCGTTTAACATATCATTATAATTCATTCTAAATAAATTAAGTGTTGTGTTATAACCTATTGATGAAATACCAATAGAGTTATTTGTGTTTCCTGCAACTATTGTTGCCACGGCCGTACCGTGAGTTCTTGTAGATGTGTTTGTGTTGTCATAATAATTAATTTTACCGTTTAGTTCTTCGTGGGTACTATAGTAATTTTGGTCAGAAATTGCTACGTTTAGATTTGGATTTCCAGTTGTGTATGACCATGCAGTTTGAGCATTTATTAAATCTAAAGCCCAATTACCAGAAAACGTTGTTGTGTAGTCATTTGGTAATTCTAAAGTTTCGTATGTTGGTGCATACTCAATACCTTTTAACCCCTCCACTCTATGTAGTGATGTGTATAAATCAACAACATCGCATTCACAAGTAATTTCATATACATTTTGTAATGATTCTTGTTTTGAAGAAGGAAAGGCTTTGTAGTACGTTAAGTTAGTGTGTAAATCTGTAAGTATAGAAATAAATTGTGAATTTTTTTGTAATTGATCTGCGTTTTCTACAGTTGCCCATACAGAACTTTTCTGTGCGAATGATAATACAGTTACTAAACTGATTAAAGTTGTTGTGATTAAATTTTTTAAGTTTTTCATATCTATTAGTTTAATTTTTTAATATTGTTTTCTTACACCAATAGATACGTGACAACACGTCCAAAAACCTTATTTTAGGTCCATCAAAAAGTTTGTTTTACTTTATACCACATAATATAAAATGTGTGGTAATACGTAGTATACTACGTGATAAAAACTAAAATTATAGAAATAAAAAAAGGAGACAATTTCTTGTCTCCTTTCCATTTTATTTTGAGTTTTGATTATCTCAATTCTCTCAAGTCAAATGTTCTAACTCCATCAACTGTGATTCTAGCGTAGAAACGGTTGTTAACCATTTTCTTAGCGTAACGAGTCATTATACCTTTGATAGGTGTAAAGTTGAATGGGTTATACATTGTAGGTGTTAATTGAAGTGGTACGTACGGAGCGTAGATGTAACCAGTATCCAATAGAGATGTACCTTTGTGACCAATCAAGATTTGATTTGGTGGGAAGTACGGATCTCTATAAACTTGGTATCTACCAGATAATGTTCCAACTCTTTCAATACCCATATTGTATTGATCTTGCTCAGGAGACGCATTTGATACGTGGAAGTACTCAAGGTCGTCAAAGATTGCAGAAACCTCAGAAGAAACAACAAACCAGTTTGCACCACCTCTTAAAGTAGATTTGTGGATTTGTGCAGACAATTGGTTGATTGCTGTAATCAAAGTTTGGTTCCAATCTTTTTGAGTGTAAGAAGTTGTTTGTTGAATTCTTCTCCATCCGTTGTAATCCCATCTTAGGTTCCAAGCAGCACCTTTTCTAAGGTCTCTTAGGATTTCTCTATCAATTTCAGCAGCAACTTGCTCAGACAATAAAGCTGTCAATTCAGCTTCAGCATCAATGTTATGGAACGCTGAAACGTCTTGTGCTAATTCTGGAGACCATTGAGCTCTTAGTTTTCTTTCTGTAACAGATACAGTAACTGACTCAAGGTCAAAAGAAACTTCACCGATTCTATCTTCAAATTCCATTTCTTTGTATCTCTTGTATGTTACAGTAAATGCAGTACCAGAAGTTACAGCAGAAACAGTAGCACCTGTGTAACCATCAAGTGTAGTAGCACCACAATCAACACATGCAGGACAAGAAAGGTCAACTTCTAAATAGATAAATCCGTCTTGAGAACAAATATTGTCATAAAAACCATCATTACCAGTACCCGGCCAAGTGGCTTGAGTAGAAGTAGATGTTGGAGCAACAATTCCTTTACCATATTGTTGAGTAACAACTCTAAATAATAATGGTGTGTTAGCAGGAACAGCACAAGGTGAAGCTGGGTCAAGAACTAAACCAGCACCTTTGATAACTTTAAGGTCAGAAAGGAATGATTCGTTGTCAATTTCGTTTCCGTCTGGTCCGATTAATTTACCAACACCAGCACTTGCGAAACCACCAACTTTAATAATCATTTTTCTTACACCTGAAGTTTCGTAAGATGTTTCGTTAGCAACCAATGTACCGTTAGACCAAGCAACAGTAGTTACGTTAGAAGCAGTAACCGCTGTCCACTCACCTTTAGAGTAATCAAACAATCCTGGAGGATCTAAAGCCGCTTCAGCTCCTTCGTAAAATAAATCATAAAGATTTTTAGCATACTGAGTACCATCATTGTAACCAGTACCTACGTTCGCAGTTGAACCTGGTGCTCCAATTGGTTGGTTATGTATACCGTTAGTTGTAGGGTTAGCAGTTGTATACCCTTGGATTTTAGGTACAAAGTAGAACAATTTACCGATTGGTAAGTTCATAGCTTGTACTGATACGATGTCGTTAGCCAACAACTTAGAGAATACTCTTCTTACGATAGGGAATACTACAGTTTCAAAAGAACCTGAACTATCAGTTGCTGCCGCTTCGTTAATTAGGTGAGATGCTTGGTTCTCATATAATTGAGCCATGTTCTCTTTAATATGTCCTTTAAGACCGTCTAGGAATCCTAATTTATCCCATTTGTTAATAGTATCTTCTTTGATAACTTTAAGGTGTTTTAAACCGATGTTACCAACAAGACCTGAATCTAATAATGCTCCCATTTTTTCTAGTTTTTTAAATTTGAGTTTATTGTTTATTTATTTTATTTTTGTCATCAAATCCTTCATTCTCATAAATTGAGGATTTTCATACGTTTTACTTTCAATTAAATTTGTTGATGATCCGTTTTGAGGAGTCTTAACTACTTTTTGTTGTACACTTTCAGTAATTGATTGACTTGTTGTCTCATTGGATAACTCATCTTTAATTGTTTTGTAAAGTGTCTTAGATTCTTTGATTGTTTCAACATTGTCAAATCTTCTAAGTACATTTATTTTTTCTTGTTTTGTTGTTGAATGTTCAGTAAACAATCTTGTTGCGTACGCTAGATTAGAATTAAATACAGCAACCTCGTCCATTTTCTTTCTCAAAAAGTCCAATGCTTTTTTGTATTCTTCATTCTTTTCTCTTAACAAGTTTAATTCACTTTGAATTGATTCAACTTCAAGGTGTCTTGGGGCTGCCTTTGGTTTTGGTAAACCTTTTCTTCCCCACTTTCTTCCACTACCTAAAGTTCTTGAAGCTTCAGTTGTTTCGGCTTCTTCCATTTCGTCAGTTTCAGTTTCAGTTACTCCACCTTTCATTTTTGAAGGATATTTGAAATTTGGTTTACCCATTCCAACACCTTTACCTCCGGATTTCTTTTCTTCTTTAAAACCCTTCATGTTAACAGATGTTTTGCTCATACCTGAACCAGGTTTACCCATTCCAACTCCTTTAGCTTTGAATGATTCTAAAACAGATTCCAAAGTTTCTTGATCAATTTCATAAACGTTTTCGTCCATTTCTTCTTCGTCCATTTCTTCTTCGTCCATTTCTTCTTCATCCATTTCCTCTTCATCCATTTCTTCAGACCAAGATTCATCCATTTCTTCTTCGTCCATATAATTTTCCATCATATTCATAGATTCCGCTTCTGCCGACTCACCACCAAATGTGATTAAATACTCAGTGTCATTATTGTTATCAACCAAGTGGATGTCACCATCATCTTGTTTTTTAATAATGATACCATCTTCATCACCCATTGCCTTAAATACTCTCAAAACCTCATCAGCTGAAGCTTGAGTTAAGTCAAGTGGAGGTAGTTCATCCTCGTTATCATCTTCCATGTCAAAATCCATATCTAACATTTCTGAATCATCCTCACCTTCATCTTCCATTTCAGCATCAAATTCAACATCACCTGTTTCATCTTCAACCTCCATATCGTCTTCCATTTCTACATCCATTTCTGAATCTTCTTCATCTTGTTCGGTAAGTTTAGTTTTTTCCTTTAAGGATTCTTTTACTAGTTCTGCGATTTCTTCCTTCATGGTAGAAGCAAGTATTCCTTTTGCATTTTCACTGATAGCCTCTTCTATTGCTTTCATTTGCAATAAAGCTTGTTCAACTACAGATTTATTTTTTTCCATAAAATTTTGCAATATTTGCCTTATAAAAAGTTTATTTTTCCTAATAAATATGCGTCACTTTGAAAAAAGTTAAAAAAATGTGGATTTAATATAAAAAAAGGGAATATTTTTTGATATTCCCCAATTATTAGATACAAAAAATCCACCTTTTATGGTGGATTACATTATTTTATTACTCAATATTGTTTATTTTTTGTCGTATTTATAATTTTTAAAAGTTCTTCTCAAATCATTTACTGAATACCCACCAATTGAATCGTATGGTTCATCTAAATCAACAGGTTTACTATATTTCAGTTCTTCTAATCTACGATATAAACCTTTATCATAATATTTAATTTCACCAATAATTTGGTCATCACTCATATTGTAAACCTCATCTTCTTCTAAACCAATTTCACGACATAAAAATTCCCTCGCTTGGTCCAATAATTCATCATATTCTTCTTGATTGAAATTATTGTCAATAACTGAATCATCGTCAAATTCATCGTTTACTTCCTGGATTACTCGTTTAACAATACGAGTTAAATCCGATTCTGTTAATTTAATTACTTTTTTCATAATATTATTTAATTATTTTATTTGTAAGTTTCCTCCAATATTAATCATTCCTTTAATTTCATCTTCAGTATACATATCCAATAATGGTGTATTTTTAGTCAATGTTACATCCCCTTTTACCGTTTTTAAATTACCAAAGTCTTCAAAATTGTTACCATAAACCCAAAGTTTACCATTTATAGTTTTAATATTTTGTAGTGATTTGATTTTATCACTATTAACAGTTAAATTACCATCTATAACTTCAACATCATTAAAATCTTCCATTGACGAAGCATCTAAATTACCAACAACTTTTTTTATACCTTTTGGAATTTCATAATATACTTCATCGGCACTGATTGTACTATTTTCTTTATTCATTTCTTTTTTTATTTCAGTTGGTGTGATTTCAGAAGGTTTTTGTTTTTCAGAATTTACTTGTGGGTTTGTTTGTTCAATTTTAACCATATTGTATAAAAACTCACTAATATTTTTAGCGCCAGTAATGTTACTTTTCCTTAATTGATTTCTAAACATATCAATCATTATTTCCAATCTTTCTAACGAAATACCGTCATAACCTTTAAACATATCGGATCTTGATGGTGTAATTAATCCTTTTCTTTCTAGGTTTTTTAATTTTCTTACAGCAAATTCATCCGCCACACTTTCAACTTGTTTCATAAATTGTGCGGCTTCTTTTAAATCCATTTCATCACTATATAATTCAAGCATTTTTTCCATTCCATATTTTTTAAATTGGTATTGGTGTGCCAATTCGTGAAATAAAATAAATAAGAATCTACCCAAAGTGTTCTCTAATGTCCTTGGGGTTAAAATTAACTTATCACCTAAGGCCAATCCATCACCCATTTTAAGTTTTTCAAACGTAATATTTTTACACTCAGAATTTTTAATAGTATTTATAATTTCATTTCTCAACTCATCTGAAATGTTATATTTATCAACTATTGTTTGGATAAATCCACTTTCACCTTGAGTTTGTTCGGAAATAACGCGTTTAATTATTCTTGTTAAATCCGATTCTGTTAATCTTACTATTTTTTTCATAATTTTTATGTTTTTTTTAATTATAATCTTCTAAAAGTTCAATATAGTTTCGTAATTTTGTAACCATTTCAAAATCATCATTTTCAACCGCAATTTCAATAATTTCAATAACAAGATTAATCACACTATCCTTACGCTCAAGAAGTTTTTCACGAGTCATTTTCTCCTTACCTTCTTTACTTATATCCATAAAAGATGTGAACATATCAATTAATCCTTGTGATTCTTCATCACTCATATCCGATATATTAATCCCCATTTGATCTGAAACCATTTTTTTTATTTTATTTATGGAATATATTTTTTCATACTCCTTATAAGCGGGGTCATTGTCTAGTTCGGTATCAACATCAATGATATGTTGTAGTTTTTCATCTTTCAATTCATCATCTTCTTTAAGTAACCTTTTTTCCAGTCTTTGATTTGATTCTTGGATATGTCTAATTTTACTGAAACTTTTATTCATAATATATTTTACATTATAAATATATAGTAAAAAAAAGACACAAAAAAAGGAGATATTTTGCAATACCTCCTTTAAAACAATTTAATTTTTAGTTGAAATTATTCAATAACTTCGTCAATTTTACTCTCAACAATGGCCGTAATTCTCCAATCCATTGTATAAGATTCATAAAGTTTAGTCACCTTCGCTTCAACATCTGTTGGTGAGAAACCTCTAACCAACTTTTCTTCTTTCATTTTTTTTACTTTCCCTGAGTTCTCATCCACCATATCAGTGGTTACTCTTGCTACAAAATACTTTTCATCCATAATTTAAATTTTTACTTTCCTAAATAATCGGATAATCTTTTCATTAAGTCAACTGATTTGGAAAATGAATTTGAATCAATATTTTGTTGTTCAGATAATTTTTCTTCGTATTTTGGTCTATCTTCTTGATTTAAATAAAGATAAGCCCCCGGTGTGGATGGTGAAGAAACCAAATCAAAACAAATTAATTCAAAATCTTCTTGTACTTCATTTTGTTCCCCTTTTTTAACCAAAGAACCAACACCTCTTGATGATACCCCCATTGTTACACCTTGTCTCATCATATTAGCGGCAACATCACCTTTTGATGATACAATTCCTCTCTCGTGAAATCCGGGTGTTGTTAATAATTTAATTTTTCCCATCAATACATTATCTTCCCACCATACATCAGTTATGAGATGAGCTACTCTATCCAAATCAATTAGTGATGATTCTGGGTGATTAAGTTCTGAAATTGACATTCCACGATTAATCATATCTTTGTATTTCTCAGCTTCCCTTTTTAATATTTTCTCAGGGTAAATTCTTCCGTTTCTATTTGGTACACCATATTTTTGAAGTGTGGCATAAAACACAAAAGGTTTTGAATGGTCAAGTTGTCCGTAAGATTCTTTTATCACTAGATTATTTCTGGTATCATTTGGATTGATAGTTCCAGCATCCCATTCCACAAGAATCCCCTTGCCCGTATCGTTTGGTCCTAATATTTTCATAATATATTTTTATGATAAATATTCACTAACTTCAGTTTCTTTAGTTTTTGTGAGACTTAATGTGAAATACTTTGATTTTTTTAAATCATCCAAATAGATTGATGATATTATATTTTTGATTTTTGACCTTAAAATTAATGATTTAAAATCCAAGGTTTTGTCGTGAACAAATAAAGTAATTTCCAGATTTAAAAAACTTCTTTTATTTTTTTGAATTCCACTTGTTCTTAAATCAAGATCAACTATTTGTTTTTTTTCAAACGTTAATGGGTCAACAACTTCCAATAACGTGTGTTGAATTTGTCTTTTTATAACTCCAGTTATTCTGTTCCAATTTTCTTCGTCATCCAAGGGTTCAATCCAAGTTTGTAATACCACATAAATTGATTTTAGTTCTTTTGAGTCCACTGTCCCATAATGACATTTTGCGTCATCAAAAATTTTTAGTTTTGATGTTTTTCCTTTTTTCATTTTCCATATCTTTCAAGTTTATTGTTTGAAAAAATATAACAAAACTTTTTACATTTGTCAAAAATCATTATATTTATGTTGTAAAACAAAAAATTATGATAATTATTCCCGTTAAAAATGAAAAATCATTGGAGCAAGCACTTAAACAATATAAGTTTAAGGTTTCCAAAACAAAACAAATTCAACAACTTCAAGAAAGAAAGGAATTTGTAAAACCGTCTGTAATTAAAAGAGAAGAAAAAAAGAAAGCACAGTACAAACAAAAAAATCAAATTTCTTCTTGATCGTTACTTTTTTTGTTGTCATATTTTTTTCCAAAAATAGATTCAGTTGAAGTTAAACCAAGTGTACCAAACGCAAGTAAACCGATAACGTCAACAATACCATCATTGGGACAAAATTTACCTTTTGAGAATAAGGAAATGAATAAAGCCGTGATTAGTGATAGTACACACAAAATCCCAACAAATCTTTTTGATGATAACGTTTGTGTTCCGGAACCCAACAATGATTTTATAAATTTACTCATAAGTCGGAATTTAATTTTCTTAATTTATAAAGATTGTAGTGGTCAACTTCTGTATCTGAAATTTTGGAAATGGTGTCATTGATCGTTGAATTCAATTCACCATCCTTTGATTCGTTTAATGTGACCTTTAATTTTGAAATAATAGATTCTTTTAATTCTGAGATTTCATTTTCAATTTCATTTTTACTTAAACTTTTTAATTCTGAAATTTCTTTAATCTCATTTTCATTTAAGTTAATATTACTTTTTAAAGTGGACTCATACATTTTTACCATTGTTTGTAACGGCATATTTACTGTCTCTTTATTTTCAAGTTTAACAGACTCTTTAATTAAAACATTTTTAATTTGTTTTTTGGATTCCAAAACTTTCTCCAAGTTTTTGATTGAATCATTATAAATTAATGTATCAATATTTTTGTAGTTGTTTGAAGTTGACTCAACGATATTCTCCAACCAGTTTGATAGTTTATTTAATGTTTTTTCATTTTCAGAAACCAACACTTTTGAATATTCAACATTTTCATTGATGTAATCATCAGCGATATCCCTATCCAGACCTTTATTTGTTGAGAGATCGTCATAGATATAATATAGTTCACAGATATCTTTATTTTCCAAAACCATATTTTTAAAAACGGTCATATATTTAGAAAATTCATTCTTTTTATAAGAAACAACTGACGCTTCCTCCAACATTGTTTTTATTTTACCAAATGTATTCATAATTTGTTTTTATAATAAATATATCACTTATCCAATAAATCTTTTAATTTGTCATCAATTTCATTAATGGTTAATCTACCCTTTGATAAATCAAGAGAGGTTTTACCATAATATAAGTTATCTTCCAGAATTAAATTTAAATCATTTTTCTTGGTTGATTCTGGTGTTACTCCTACTTCACCTCCTGGTTCTGGTCCCGGTGGTGGGGGTGGTCCTCCTAGTTCAGATCCTCCACCCATTGGTGGCATTCCTCCAGGTTCTTCTCCACCTTCTGGTGCTTCACCTGCCGGTTCACCTGGTTTTTTACCATATAATTGATCAATATTATCAAACAATCCAGTTTTTGTAATGACTTCAGGTGTTTTAGCAAGTTCAGCTGCAACAGCCCTTTCAATTCGTTGTTGTTGTAAATCCAATCTGATCTCCTCATCTGAGAAACCTAGAATATTCTTTTTAGCCCAAGAAGCTGAGGTTGGTGCAACCGAATTTGCGATTTCAGCTACCGCATTTTTGTATAATTCAATTTTTTCTTTCCACAATTCCAATGAAAGAAGTTCGGATTGTTTTGATGGATTGTGTAACCCCAACGTAAAGTTTGTTAGTTCATCTTCAAACCCTAATAAAAATAAATGAATAATGGCAATCTTATTAAGTTCGGCCAACATTGATTTTTGAATTTTGTTGATTGTTCTTGCAAATCTAATATCAAGTAAAGATAAGTTTTGTCCATTACCTACTGCTTCTTCAAAACCTAAATACGCCTTTGGTATTCTAAGGGCAGTTACCAGTTTCTTTTGGATATATTCAATATCAGCAATTTCGGCTAAGTTTGTACCACCCGGCAATGTTTCAATTGGATTGGTTTGGGAAGGGTCTCTAACCGGGATAAAGTAATCTTGATCTACGGCCAATTGGTTGTATCTCATATCCACATTTCCAGTTTTAGGGTCCGCAATCTGATCTCTTTTAAATTTGTTTGCCACACGTTGTACATATGAATCAACATCTTTGTCATCCATATTTCCGACAAATACTTTAAATACCCTTCTTTCTGGTGCTCTTGATACCCGGTAAATCATCATCGCATCTTCCGATAAAAGGAGCTGTTTCCATATACGTCTAGCCTTCTCCAACATAGATGTCCCATAAGGTAATTTTCGGTCATCTCCAAGTATTCTAAAGTGGGCAATTTCCCACGTATTGAACTCCATATTTTTTTCTTTCCAAACAAATTTCAAAGCATCGTTTTCCATTTCTTGTGAATATTTGTCCGGTTGAAATCTCATCCCCTTTTCCAATCTTTCAATTTGGATATTTGGTAATTGTTGACACCCAACAACCCCTTTTTCTGGGTCTAACTTTAAATATGTGAAATTGTCGCCAAATTTACAAGTGTTTCTTGTCCACATCGGTAAATTGGTGTTTATATCAAGTCTATTTACAAACAAATCAACCAATACTTGTTTAATTCTTTTTGATTCAGAGTAGACTTTTAAAATGTGTCCGTCTTGGTCAGGAGTGGTGGATTCTTCAGAGTAAATATCAAGAGCGGCAGAGATCTCAGGTGTATTGTGTGAGAAAATGGTATCTGTAGCGAAGTTCTTATAACCCGGCACAGTTAAGTCATAAACTGGTACAACACCATATGGTTCAATTGATACTATTTTGTGATTAATAACTGGTTCTTCATTTTTTGGGTGGTGGTGTTTTGATTTTTCAATACCATATGATTCCAAAAATGTAATCCAATTATTAAATCCCCCTTCTTTTATTGTTTTTAAAATTTTATTTCTACTTACATTCAATCTTTTGGCCGTATTTGTAATACTATTTTCTTGTCTAGCAATTTCAATTAATAAATCCCAAGCGATTTTTTTGAAGTTATTGTTTTTTTCACCGTAAGTATCACTATTACTTTTATCAATTCCATAAACATCCAAAAAATCAAACCAATTTTTAAACCCATTGAATCTAAGTTCATTCTGTATTTTTCTAAATGAAACACCAAGTGAGGTGGCAGTTTCCATTAACGTTCTATGTTCTCTTGCTTTTTCAACAATCAAATCAAATGATAATTTTATATATGCCGGATTATTCTCTTTAGCTCTTTTCCCTTCCCAACTATACTTACCGGTTCTTCTAGCAACTTCAGACATTTTTTGTCTATATTCGGGGTTTGCCCATAATTTTTCGTTGTTTAATCTCGCATGATAAGCTCTATGTTCGGAAATATTCATTATTTGTAAATTTTCCGGTTTGTTATTTTTACCATTGAAATCTTTATGATGAACTTCTTCGTCTTCATTAATTTTTCTTTTATAATACCACTCCGCAATTAAATTGTGTTCAGATATCCAACCATGATGACCCTCGTTTGAATTACAAGTATAAACCCAATGGTAATTTTGATTATTGTAAAAAGATTTTCTATAAAATGGCATCATTGAATCCCCCGGTTTAAGGTTTTCAACCTCACAAAAAACACCATCCCTTTTTAAGAACCTATGACCATAAGTTGCGATAATATGTGACCCATCATCAAACGTAATTTTATAAGCCATTTCATCTCTGGTATAGTGAGCATTTCTGGCGATTGCTGGTACTACTTTTTTCAAATTATGGTCATAAGCGTATGTTATAAATTCATAATCTCTACCCTTGTCTGAAAGCTCTTTTATGGTCATAAAACCATCAGGAGTGGCAATTTTGGTGTCCCCATGGATTGAGTACTCCATGGCCTCATAATCATAATATGAAGCCATTCTGGTTGGTTCATAGTACACCGCTTGTTGGTATAAATTACTCTCAACCTTCTGCCATTGTTTACCAATATACATGGTTTGTTGGGCTTCAAGTTTCTCCCTTTCAAACTCATTTTTATCTGTTGTCTTTAATAATTGTTTCTTATCAAATTTAAACACAGGTGATTGTTGATCCAATGTGGATGTCGGACCAAATACTTTCCCTAACCTCTGCCAAACCGTTAATTTATTTTCTGCCATAATTTTCTATTTGTTTAAAAAATAAGAGTTTTTTATAATATTTAAACTCTTTTACCCCCGAATAACCATAAATACTTCTCGTAATCGCTTTTGGTTAATTGGGTTCTACCAAACTGATCCATATTGGGTGAGGAAACTGGTAAACCGGGATTAAAATTCGTATAACTATCAGAATAATTATTGGATTCAACAGACCAAGATTCCAACATAGCTTTTGCATGTTCTGTCGCCTTTTCAAGTTTGGCAAATGATGTCTCACCAACATATAAGGCCATCGCCATTGCCATAATCAAGTCATCGTGTTGTCCTTTTTGGTGATCTGGCCTACCATTAACATAAACAAATGTGTTTAATTCGTTGTATAACCTTTGTGACCTTACAGCAAAATCATGTCTTAGTGCTTCCTCAAATGAGGCAATAATCTGAACTCTTTTTGAGTTAAAATTAATTCCTGGAATTTTTTCTTGTGCTTTCGGATCCCACTTCCATTTATCTGCGTGGTTAACACCATCAACATATAGATTTTTATAACCCATTTCTTGAAGTTTCCTTGATGTTGCAACGCCCATACCTCCGGTTATATCAATTACAATGAAAGCATTATACATCGTGGCCCATTTATATGCAATTTCGGCAACGACATCTGGTGGAACTTTTCCCATATATTCCAGTACTTGTTCTCTTTCGTCAAAATCAATAATTGTAAATGTGGTGAAATCTTCACTATCCCCACGACTAACGTCACAACCCATTATGTAACGATGTCCAGCTACCGGTTCTTTCCACTGCCACAAAACACCACCCATAAATCTATTTTCTGGTTCCTTAATGAAGTTATCTTTAATTTTCTTCATTGTTTCTGGGGGTATTACGTTATCCCCAGACCCAAGAAAATTACATTCCAACTCTTGGGATATTTTTCTCCTATCAAACTTTAGTTTTTTGGCCATTGCTTCAAACCACGAACTATAAGCCCTATACCCATTCTCAATTTTTATTTTAATGTCCTCAAAGTCTCTTTCTCTAACTTTTGTATCCGTATAGTCAATTGTTATCTCATCGTCCTTGTAATCAGCTCTATTTAACATATAATGAACAATATCGTCACACTTAATAAGTTTTAAGTCCTTGGAATATCTTGGGTCTCGCCACCAATACATCTCGGTAATCCTAAAATCATTCATCCCTTTGATAGCTTGATTATAAATTGAATAATAAATTGGGTCAAATCCGTTTGGTGTTGAAATTACAATAACTTTACCTCCCGTTGATAGGGAAGCCATACACGCTGACCAGAAATCTTCATCGGCGTCAATATACGCAGCCTCATCAAATATTAGAATTGTTGGTGTATAACCACGAAGGGCATCTTTTGAGGTTGCAACCGCTTTAACTTCACAACCATTTGTTAATTTAAAGTGTCTTTGTGAGTTCTTCTCAGATGAGAAACCAACACCCATCCATTTTGGCCATTGATCAACAAAAGCCCTAACTTTATTTGCCATCTCAACTGCGGTGTCAAGTTTGTTGGCAATAATTAGAATTTTTTCTGGTTTTTCCTTTCTTGCAAATACAAGTCTTTTTGAAGCCCAAGCTGAGGTTACAGTTGATACTCCTGCTTGTCGGTATTTTAATGCGATATTTTCCTCACATTCGTCGTAATCCTTAACTAATGTAACCTGGTCGTTAAATAACTCTAAAGGAACGTATTTTGATTGTGTGTTGTCATATGTTTGTAAATATGTTTTTAGTGCGTATGCGGTATCATTTGCACATTTTGCATATTCCAATAAGGCTTGTTCCCTTGTTAATGACATTCATTATTTTTTGTGTTCTTTAATTGTTTTTAATAATTCACCTTTTGTTGTAAGTGGGGGTAGGTGATTTTCAATTAATTTCATTATGTTCTCCTCAAGTTTTTTGATGGTTTCCTTGGTTTCTTTCTTTTTTGGTAACCCTTTGTGTTTTGTTGAAGCGAAATCCTCCAAATCTTTTTTTGACATATCTTTTGCCAAATCCTTAACTGTTTTGGAAACTTTTGATTTTGGTGTATCACCTTTCTTAACAGATAGTGCTAGACCCATCAATTTTTGTTGTTGTTTTGAAACTGATTTTTCTGTAACTTCAGATTCACCAATTTCACCTTCAGTAGTTGTGGTTATTACGGTTTTACCGTCTTTATTTTCAATTTTTGCAGTACCAATTGCTGCAGAACCACCCGAAGGTACGGTTATTTCTCTAGCACTTATATTTTTTACAACATTTGGTGGTGGTGCTTGTTCCTTAGTTTCTTTCTTTACTTTTTCATAAAGAACATTCAACTGATTCTCATTAAGTTTTTCTAACGTTCTCATGGTAAACCCCTCGTGTAGAAGTTTCACCATTTTAGGATTCATATGTTTCATCTTGTACTAAATTTTTTTCCCATTTTAATACGATTTCTCGTTCGTATAGTTTGTCTTCAACTGATTGTATGGATTCACCATATCTGAAAACTAGTCTCTTTTTTTTGTGAATCAAAATATCATCACTATCAGTGTTTTCCCAAGCCAAAGCTATTACGTCATCAATGGCATCATAAAAACCAAAAAAATCTGAATTTTGAATTAAAGTCAATGAAATGTCGGAGTTTTTTAATACACCAACTTTTTTAACGTAATTTATTTCTGGAGGTGAAGGTTTACCACCAGCCGGTTCGGCATCCCACTCATCTCCCCAAACATCATCCAAATCAGAAAAAATAAATTCATAAATGTTATCTCCTCTGAAATTTGGACCAAGTTCGTTTACATAAACTAAATTCATATAATATGACCTCTTTGGTTAACTTTTATTTGTTTACCATTTTTTATAAAAACCAAATTTTCTTTGTTTGTTTTCCCAACAAATTGTGCATTTTCCTTAATTAGCTTCAAACTTGTTTCAATTTGTTTAACACTTTCGCTTAATTTAAGTATTTCTTTTTTAACCTCAACTGTTTTGATTTTTTCTTGAACGAATTTCTTTTTCTTTTTTTCTTCCAATATTCTATTTTCTTCTTCTGTTACGTTGAAATATTTTGACAATACTTTTTCAACAACTGATTCACCAAACATATAGAAATCTTCTTTTGGTTCAGTTTCCATTCCTATTGGTTCTTCGGATTCCATACCTGGTTCTTCACCCATATCAAAATCATCCTCAGATGGTAAATCTAATTCTCCCGGACCTTCCTCATCGTATGCGGTTTCTTCTTCGTCAAATTTGGAAAGGATGTCGTCTTTATCTTCTTCATCCAAATTATCCAAATCAAGAGCTGAAATAATAGAATTTAATACATACTTGATATCATCAGATTCAAGTTTTTTATCTTTTTCAAATTGTCTTAATCTTTGGCTTAATTTTCCTGTTAATCTTTGAATGGACTTAAATGATGCTTGCGGTTCTTCACCTTCCAAATCAAATTCATCATCTTTTGGTTCCTCCATATCTGGAGTTTCTTCAGTACCCATATCTGGCATTTCAGTATCACCCATATCTGGAGTTTCTTCATCACTCATCGGTGGAACTTCCGGAGTTTCTTCACCTCCCATTACTGGTGGTTCTGGTGTGGATTCTGCTGGTGGAGTAGGTGGTGTTGTAGGAACATCTGAACCAACGTCAGGTGTTTCAGTACTTTTTGCTTTAGGTAGTTTTAGAACAAACTTTTTTTTTTGACCTTCTTGCTCACCAATTAAAGAAATACCTTCTTCATTTTCAAAAAGTCTATTTATTTCACCTGCGGTTAGATTCAACTTTTTCATTGCGTCAGCATATGATCTGAAGTATTTTCGTTCTCTGATTGGATCAGAATAATCCAAGGTGGATTCGTTTAAACCTTTTTTAATGATATACCCTTGTCTTTCTTTAACAATACCATAGGTAAAACCGTCAGCCAATTGAATGGTATAATTGGTTGTTGCGTTTTCGTTAATATCTTGTTTTGGTGTTTCATTATATTTTGCAATTTCTAAAATTCTCTTAATTTTATCCATTCCTTGCAATTTTTCACTACCAAGTGGTCTTAAATCTGCCATATTTAATTATTTTTAAAATTTAATAATTTATTATTGCCAAAAAGCAACAAATTTTATATATAAATATATCGTTAGTTGGTAATTTTCAATTATTCCTTATTTTCTTGTTCTAGGGATAATTTTTTATCAACAAATTTATTTTTGAATTCTTCTAATTTTCCAATGTAACCGTTTCTTCTAAGATATTTAAAAACCAAATTTTCATATGAATATTCACCTTCTCTTTGGAGTCCACAAGTTCTATATTTTCTTAGTTTTTCTCTGTATTTTTTAATTAACTTAACCGCACCTTCAATACTCTCATCTTCAGCATTCTCCAAAACACCATCAATAATATCAATCCATTGTTGAATTTTTGATTTCAATTTTTTCTCATCAATTTTAAATTCTTCAATTTTTGGCACTTTCAACCACTTATCATCAATTAATGAATAAACACCCTGACTTTCGTTTTTTTCATTTAAATCTTGAACATAAAATTCAGTTTCAAAACCTTTGATGGTAATGTCGTGTGCAGCGTTAAATAATGATTTCTTCAATCTGAATAACTCCTCATAAAGTTCTTTATCTTCACCGGCTTCGTTTAAATCAATTACGACGTGAATATCAAAATCCGAAAATTCACTCCAGTTATAACCAACTAATGAACCAACAAAAATAACGTCGTGAATAAAAAGATCAGTGTCCAAATATTCAATAAAGATTTCTGAAGCCTTTTTTAATCTTGTTTTAATTTCAGGTTTTAATGTATAATCATCAGTGTTATCCCCTCTTGTACCTTCTTTTTTAATCCAAACTTCTGGGTTTAACTTATCCTGTAAATAAAAACTATTAATGATTTTTTTACTTATAGCCATATCAATATAAATATAGGACTAAATGTAATTCTATAATTTTTTGTACTTATAAGTCTTTGAAATGTTGGAATTAAAAAATTTACCTTGTGAATCTGATAACCTCATTTGAGCATATACATTGTGCGGTACTTCATCATATTCGTATTTCAAACCATTTTTAAACTCTACGACTAACTTTTTTGATTCCGTATCATATTCAGTTGTTTTTAAATTACTTGATTCAATTTCACAAATAATTTTTGTTCCTTCAATTGTTGTTTTTTTTACTGCCATAACTTTTTTAAAAAAATAATATTAGACAACAAAAAAAAATCCACCTTATTTGGGTGGATTTCAAAACTTAACGAGAATTAACTTATTTTAAACTCTTAATTTTATCTCTTACTTCTATTGCTTTTTCAAAATCTTGTTTTTGAATTGCTTCTTCTAGTTCTTCATTAAGTTTTGATAGTTCTTCCTTATTCTCCTCCAATAGTTTAATCTTGTCTCTTAATTCAACCGCCCTTTCAAAATCTTGTTTTTCAACACATTGTTCAAGTTCCAGTTTTAAACTTTCAATTTCATTTGTTTTGTGTGGTTTGTTTGATTTTCTTGTGATGAATGAATAAGAGAATAGTCCAGAGTCAGATACAAATGATCTCTTTTCCCATTCACCATCTTCATCTATTCCGGTTTGGATTTTTTCTTTACCTTTAAGGGTGGGATTTTCAAAAAATAAATCATCAAAGTCTCTAAATAGACGGTTTAAGTTGTGAAAATTTCTAAATAACATATTACATAATTTTTAAAAGTTTATTTTGATTTTGTTATTCACCAAATTAATACCATTTGATTTTTTAAATAATATTGTGATAAATTGTCTTTTTTCAAAAAATATAACTGACAAAATGTCATACTTTATAAAATATAACTGACAGACTGACAAAAATTTAAGATATGATTGATTATTTGGTAGTTTTGTTTTAAACTTATCCAAGAAATAAAAACAAAAAATATAAGATATGATTGAGTCATTTGATGATATGGACAAATCCAAAAGTAAAAACACGGATTCCAAAAGTAAAACCCCGGTTCTTGATAACTTTTCAAGAGACTTAATAAAATTGGCCGAAGAAGGTAAGTTGGATCCGGTTGTTGGTAGAGAAGATGAAATTAATAGGATTGCTCAGATTTTATCCAGAAGAAAAAAGAATAATCCAATCATACTTGGTGAACCTGGATGTGTTTTAGGTGATACGTGGATTGAAGTAGAAAAAGTTTCTGATGTGAATACTCATAATATTGAGACCATCTAATAACATAACAAAAAATTTATAAAAATATTATGAAAATCAAAATTGAAGAATTTTTTAATTTAATTGAAAATGAAGGAGGGACGTATAAAATTAAAACACCATCTGGTTTCAAACTTGTTGGTAACCTATTTAAGAAACAAAACAAAAATTGTTATAAAATAAAACTTTCAAATGGTACCGAACTTTCTGGTTCCGAGGATCACTTGGTTGAGGTTGAATCATCAATAAATAATGAAAATGTTGAGGTTTTAAATGAATCGTATTGGGTTCGTTTAAAAAACCTTAATATTGGTGATTTAATTTATTTTGAAGATAATAATATGTATGAAGTCGTTGAAAAAGAAGATATTGGTGTACACAATACATTTGATCTTGAAGTATTGGACAATGAAAGAAAATACATATCAAATGGTGTCGTTTCTCACAATTGTGGTAAAACTGCCATAATTGAAGGTCTGGCAAAGAAAATATTTGAAGGTGATTGTCCTCAAAATTTATCCGGAAAACGAATTGTTTCATTGGATATGACATCAATTGTTGCTGGAACAAAATACAGAGGTCAGTTTGAAGAAAGGATGAAGGTCATTATGGAGGAACTTTATAATAATCCAGATATCATCATCTTTATTGATGAAATCCACACAATGATTGGTGCAGGAAATGCGTCAGGTTCAATGGATGCTTCAAACATATTTAAACCGGCTTTATCAAGAGGTGAATTACAATGTATTGGCGCGACAACCTTGGAGGAATATAGAAAAAACATTGAAAAGGATGGTGCACTTGAAAGAAGATTCCAAAAAGTAATGGTTGATCCATCAACCAAAGAAGAAACATTACAAATACTTCAAAACTCAAAAGAAAGATATGAAGATCACCACAAAGTTAGTTATACTGAGGACATTTTAAAACTTTGTGTTGAGTTGGCCGACCGATATATTACGGACAGAGAATTTCCAGATAAGGCTTTTGATATTATTGATGAGGTTGGTGCCAGATCGCAAGTTGAAATTAAATTACCAGAAATTATTGAGGATTTAAAAAGACAAGCTCAAGAAATTAAAGAAGAAAAGGTTAGAGTTATTAATAGTCAACGTTATGAAGAAGCCGCAAATCTTAGAGACAAAGAAAGGAAGGTTTTAACTGATTTGGAAAGAGAAAAAGCTCAGTTTGAAAAAAATAGAAACTTATTTAAAAGAGAAGTTACCGAAGATGTGGTATATGACGTTGTTTCATTAATGACAAAAATTCCAATCTCAAAAATAACAACAGATGAGACCGAACAATTAAAAACATTGAAGGAAACCTTATCAACAAAAGTAATTGGACAGGATGACGCGGTAAGTAAAATCGCAAGAGCGATCCAGCGAAACAAGGTTGGTTTAAATGATCCAAAGAAACCAATTTTTAGTGGATTATTAATTGGTAACTCAGGCGTTGGTAAAACTGAGTTGGCAAAACAATTGGCAAAACATATGTTTAATAGTGAGGACGCACTTATCCGACTTGATATGAGTGAATTTTCAGATAAAATTGCAACATCAAAATTAACTGGAACGGCACCCGGATATGTTGGTTATGAAGACGGTTCTCCATTCTTAAATAAAATCAAGAACAAACCATATTCGGTTATTTTGTTAGATGAAATTGAAAAGGCACATCCGGAAATATTTAATGTGTTTTTACAAATGTTGGATGAAGGATTTTTAACTGACGGACACGGAAGAAAAATCAATTTTAAAAATTGCATTATTTTAATGACTTCAAATGTTGGGACTAGAGTTCTTCAAGATTTTGGAACTGGTGTTGGATTTTCAACAAGTACCAAAACAGAAAAAAAGGAAGAAGAAATAAAATCACTTCTAGAAAAAGAATTATTTAAAAAGTTTGCCCCAGAGTTCATTAACCGTTTTGATGAGATTATTTATTTCAAGGACTTAAATGAAAGTGATTTGTTACAAATTGTTGATCTTGAACTTGAAAAAGTATATAAACGAATTAATGGTATTGAATTTGAATTGGAAGTTGATGAAACTTTGAAAAAACACATCATATCCGTTGGTACCGACACAAGGTTTGGTGCACGTATATTAAAGAGAACAATTCAAAAGTGGGTAGACGACGCTGTAACCGATAAAATCTTAAACGATAACCCAGAAAAAGGCTCCAAGTTTATTTTATCATATAATGAAAAAGACAAAAAAACGGAAGTTAAAGTAAAAAAACCAACAAAAAAGAAAAAAAGTTAATTAAATATTTGGTGGATTGAAACAAAATATGTAGTTTTGTATTATAATTATTAATTAAACATATAAAACTATGAAAAACGTCCTTTTTATTTTAGCTCTTTTGTTCGTTAACATTGTAAACTCACAAGTAATCAAAATTAAGGTTACCAAAGTCATTGATGCTGTAACTAGTGATAGTAGTGTTGTTGGGGCAATTAATCGTAATGATTTAGTCGAATCCGAAAGGAATGTTAATGGGACTTATATATTTGATTTAACAAATAAAACTTTTAAGTTAATAAAAAAGAATAAAGTTGAGGTTGATGGTGATATAATCTTTGTCAATGTCAATGGGGTATTCAATATTATTTTTTCATCAGAAGATCATCTTGTTGGTATGATTGTAAATACTGATTTAAATAATGAACAAGTTATATGGTATTCAAACATCGGTGAAATGGTTAGAATCTGTAAATTCAAAGAATTTGAAATAATCAAAAACATGTAAAATAGATCCCTCAGATTAAGTTTTGAGGGGTTATTAAATTTTTGTTCTTTCTATACCCAAGTAGAATTTCATATCCTTTAAAAACGGACTATTGGATGAAATTACTAAATCTTTATATGTGTCTCCACCCCAAAAGTCAGTCCATTTGGTTTCAGATTCACCTTTAAATCTATTTAAAACACTATATGGTTGAACGTCTCCAGTTCTTTCCTCTCCATTAATATCTATCCAAACTTTTTTAGTTGGATTGTATTTATATTTAGCACTGGCGATTGTTCTAGTACCCATATCATCTGACGTTAACGGATTACCAGTTAATTCAAATTCCCAAATATCATAGTTAGGACCAGAAACTTTAAATGAATTTAAACCAAAATCACGTAACACACCATTTTTTACAATTTTTTTATCTTTCCATCGATTTAGTAGAGTTATTCTAGTATCCTCGTTGGGTTTTTGTGCGGTGTCTTGCTCGGTTATTATTCTTTTAATAACATTAATCAATTCAGATTCGGTTAATCTTAAAGTTCTTTTCATAATAATTTGTTTTATCTAAATAAATATGTTATCTTTACAAAAAAAACAGATGAACCTAAATAAATTTAAAGAATTATTATCAGTTCCCTCCAAAACATATCAAGAAGAAGATATGGTTGAATATATATGCAACGAACTTGATATGATTCCAGGTGTATCATATTACAGGGATGAGATGTTAAATGTCTATGCAACCAAAGGTAAATTAAATGAAGGAGAATATTACCCAATGTTCATCGCACATACTGATACCGTTCATCAAAAGGTTGATAAAATTATCATAAAAGAAGAAAACCTTATTAGACCAAATACCTTCGGCAAACAATTCAATAACCAGATGGTTCCTTGTTTAAAGGCATATACCGAAGATAACAAACCAACCGGAATTGGTGGTGATGACAAATGTGGTATTTTTATTTGTTTGGAGTTATTAAAAACTTTGGATAAAGTTAAAATTGGTTTGTTTGTTTCAGAAGAAACCGGATGTCACGGATCAAGTAAATGTGATGTGAATTTTCTTCAAGATGTTGGTTACATTACACAATATGACGCCCCAGGAAATCATTTAATTACCGAGATTTGTTCGGGTGTTCGTTTGTTTGAAAGAGATTCCGAATTTTTTAACAAAACATTAAAGGTCATTGAGGATGGTTTTAAAAATGAAATGTTTATTCAATCACACCCATACACTGATATTTCACAATTAAAAAAGAAAATTGATGTTTGTTGTATTAATATGTCGTGCGGTTATTATAACATGCACACAAATCAAGAATTTATATCAATTGACGATGTAAAAAATGCAATAATTGTTGGTCAAAATATGGTAAAAGTGCTTGGTTATAAAAAATACCAATACGAATATAAACCAATTGTGTATACGTCAGAAACAGTAATGAATTCACTTGTTCAAGATAATGATGATTTTCAAGTACATCAATTGGAGACGATTGATGTTATTGAGGATGAAGATGGAATATTGATAAGTGATTTCTACGGTGATAGTGAAATCTATATATCTAATGATGAATTATTGGATCTATATGGTATTTTAAAGGATAGATTTTTTTCTGAGGATTGAGAATCTCTTTTTTGATTCAGTCAAATCAAATAGTTTTTCGTTGTAGAATAACGATATTAAACTTTCAATATCGGTTTTTCCACCTTTTGCTTTCCATTGACCTTTTGGTATAATACTATAGGAAATTAAACTGGTTTCTGGTTCAATTTGATTAATCCGTATTTGATATTTATCGTCATTTGTTGTTATCCATTTATCAAGACCACCAAGTTGTAGTACCTTTTCTACAGTATCACTATAATTCTCATCAAAATATTCTGAATTATTTTCAATTTCTTCAAGTTTCTCTTCTAATAATTCTGTCACCTCTGGACCCCAAGTTTTATTAAAAGCTTCGTTGTCCCAAAATTCATATTCCATTTCATACCAAACCGGTAAATGACGTACTCTTAATTTTTTAATCGCTTCAAACAGTAAGTCCAAAAACTTATCCTCATCTGTACCAAAACGAGCATATAAAATCATACAAGAACCCCAATCCATTTCATATTTCCAAAAACAATATCTCTGACTATATCTCTCAATACCTATTTCACTAAATACATTACAATATCTTTCTTCAATACCTTCATAGATTTTATTTGTCGTACCATCAACACTAGCATCAACCCATTTATCAATTATACTATCAGATAAATCTATTGTTTCTAGAAAATCAGAAACTTCTTTTTTTAATTTATCTTGTTTAGTTAAATCAACAATGTTTAGGTTTTTTAATTTACTAGATAAATTGGGTGATAAAACTTGAGCTAACCTTTTAATTAAATCTAGGTGCTCTTGTGTTAACCGATCAAGTATATAACCATCTCGCCATTCGTCGGTTGACTTATCCCAAAATTCACGACTCCACTCGTAATTACCGGTATACATATACTCATAATGATCGGCATCGTGATAAGACTCACTCCCTTCTTCGTATTCGTCTTTAAAGAAAAATCTTAAATACTCGGCCAAACCATCAAAAGTAAAGACCAAACCATCATAAGTAATTTCAATGTCATCACTATAATCATTACCTTCGGAATCTTCAAAATCAAGTTCACTAAGGTTTATATTACCTTTAGCGGCACGTAGGATTTTTTCATAATCAGTTAGTCCTTCTTCCTCGTTCTCAAAAATGAATTTTTTTCTTAACATATTTATATAAATATATTGGTTATTTAAAATAAATATATTACCTTTGTAATAAGTTCTTTGAAAATATTCATTACGTCATATGGGCCTATATCGGATTTGACGGGCGTTGGTTGAATAAAGGGAGCATGCCGGGACTGAATTAATCTCGTTAAAAACTGATTCAAACAATATACGGCAACGTATTAGATAACCTTTCAGTGGTTGGTTTAATTGCAACTGAAGAAGTTACTGTAGCCTAGATTAGGTACGGAAACGGCGGGTCGGTGGACACATAACCTTGGAACAGAAGTCTCAACAAAGGTAGAGAATGACTAAACCCAAAATTGAGTCATCCATTGGTTGTTAATTTACGATGGTGAAGAACAAATTAACTTTGTTTTTGGTCAAAAAAAAACCAAATAGTTTGGGGTATTAGAAAATACCAACCTAAGCATGTAGTTGTCTTTTAAACAAGACGAACCGGACGTGAGAGTCGGAGCTCACTAGGTCCACCAACTGATCCCACCATTTAATTATGGTGGGATTTTTTCTATATTAGAAAAACAAAATTAAATTAAGTCAATAGGTAAATTGTTAAAAAATGTTAATATTTAGTTTGATAATATAAAATACCTTATCTTTGTTGATATAAATAATATAAAAATAAAAGTTATGAAAAAGTTAATCGTTTTTATTCTAGTGTTGACTTCAATAATCTCTCAGTCAGTTTTTGGTCAAGTTATCCGAATAGAAGTTTCTGAAACATATCATACTCACGTAATTGATACCGTTGGTATAAATATTGTTGATATTATTAATAGTACCAAATTTGTTGATGACTTCAGTAATGATGCGAATGTATCGTATGAATTTGACTTAACACGCAATCAATTCAAATATTTTTATCGTGGTGAATTAGAAACAGAAGGTAATATCATATTCAATAATGTTGGTAGTTTGTATATGGTTAGTTTTTTAATAGACGGATATGATATTGGGATGCTAATAAATTTAGATGTAAACAATGAACAAGTTAGTTGGTTTTCATTGTTCGGTGTAGATAAAGATATATACAAATTTACCAAATTTCAGATTATTAAAGGAATGTGAAAAATTCAATTAATCTTTTGGGCCAACTGGTACTCCTGTTTGTTTTTCAGTTACAGTTAAATATACAGATCCAGACGAAGCTGTTGATTTAACTACTTGTCCTTCTGTATTTTTAATCATCGGAATTAGGTTGATAATTTTAATCGGGTCCGGACTTTTACCTTTATTAAGGTATGGTTTTAAAAAATTCAAAACATTATCACTAACACGTATTTCTCCAGTGATAAATTTACCGCTTTTAGTTTGTTTTTTCGGTGTTATACTTTCCCATTCCTTCAAATCAAATGTTATAGCATAAACTCCTTCATACATATAACTTTTACCAGCTTGTCTATCTTCCACGTTAATAGGTGTAGAAAACGTAATATATTGTGAATATGTTTTTTGTTTGGATGTTGGGTCAACTGAATAATTTAAAGTTAATGTTAAATCTGAAACAATTGGATTCACTTGTTCCATCAAATTTTTACCATTTGATTCGTTAATTATCCTCTTAATTACGTTAATTAATTCGGATTCGGTTAGTCTTATAGATTGTTTCATAATTTTTTTCTTATAAATATATCGTAAATTGAAAAAAAATCATTAGTTTTGTCATATGCAAACATTTCTTCCATATTCAGATTTTAGAAAATCATTAGAATCACTTGACAACAAACGTTTAGGTAAACAACGAGTTGAGGCTTACCAGATAATATCGGCTATTACCGGTCGTTTACGTAAAGATGGTAAACCTTATAAAGGTTGGTTAAATCATCCGTGTTCAATTATGTGGAGACCATACGTAAACGCTCTTAAACAATATTATAACGACTCAATTGACGTTTGGAAAGTTCGTGGTTTTAAAAACACAATGGAATATGAAAAAATTGAAGGTGAATTTATATTGCCACATTGGTTAGGTTGTGAAGATTTTCATTCATCACATAGGGCGAACCTTTTAAGAAAAGATTTTGATTATTATTCAAAACACGGTTGGATGGAAAATCCTAATGATCCATATGTTTGGTTGGATGAAAAAGGATTGTGGTACAAACAAATGGTCGGCAGTAAAGAGAGGGTCCACTTTGAATTAATAGATTTTATTTAAAATAAAAATATCAGAATAAATCTTATTTAATGAGTCAGTACTACTAAATTGTACGGTCACATCCAATTGATTTGGTATTGTTGTGTCAAATGTTGTATAATTAACGGTATTAAATGCAAACCCTGTTTGTGTGCCATTTGATTGTTTTGTTGTGTGGAACACGCCTAATGTGACAATTTCAGCTTGAGTGGGCCCCCCAATTTTTCTTATCGTAAAATTAACTGAAAGTTGCCACACATCATCAGTTCCGGCATCCATATTTTGTAAACCACTATCCGCTAAAACTACAGATCCAGACTTAATTCTTATTCTTATATCATCATTTTGTTTTGAAGACATTAATCCACCAAAGTCAGCCCTAAATGAATCACCAATGTTAAAACCATTCTCAGGGACAGATAATGTACCAATACCACCATCAATTAATGACAATTCCGATGTTGTACCACTTATTGTTGTACTATTCCCAGTTTGAGCGAATAAACCATAAACTGTTGGTCCTGGAATAGTTTTACTTTTAATTTGACCTGTTGAAGAATCTCTTGTTAAATATTGTGTCGTTGTTTGTGTGTCAGTCGTCGGTGTTGTTGTTATATAAATCGTATTAGCACTCAATCCACTTGTGAACGATGTACCCCCACTTACGGTTCCACCACTTAATGGTAAATAGTTACCTACAACTTCGGATATTTTCCAACTCGCATTTCCATCATTATCTGATGTTAAAACATAACCATTTGTTGCCCCAGATGTCATTCTGAAGTTCGTGGTTGTTGTTTTTCCGGATATATTAACTTGGTTTCCTGCTGCAAATATTAAATTACTTCTATTGTTATTATCTGAACCATTGCCCACAATAAAAGCACCTTGTGTTGTATCACCAGTAACATTCCACATACCTTGTACGTGTTGATAGTCACCTACTGTGATTGTTCCTATACCTTCAGTATGAGAACTTCGTCCAAACGCTGTTGTTCTTTCACCTTCAACATGAGAATAACTACCAACTGTTGTTGAAAGATAACCTTCAGCGTGAGAATAATTTCCAGATGTCATTGTTTCTCTACCTTCAGCGTGAGAATATTCACCTAATGCCGTTGTTGAACCACCTTCAGCGTGTGAATAAATTCCAATTGCGGCTGTCTGTCTACCTTCAGCGTGAGAATAACCTCCTGATGCTGTTGTTGCATTACCTTCAGCGTGAGAAAAAGAACCAACAGAAGTTGTTGTTCTACCTTCACTATGTGACCCACTCCCAATGGAATGTGTTTCACCACCTTCGGCGTGTGAATGATAACCAGACGCGGTATTCAATGCTCCTTTTGTATTAGAACCTATACCTATACTCCAAGTTAATTCACCTTGTGCGTGGGAATAATCACCTCTTATTATTTGATCACCATTCCATAATGTAAAATCACTTAAATTTCCAATTATTGCGTTTCCGGAACAATATACAATAGTACTAGTAAGATATAATATAGTATTAGGTGACGAAAAAGTAACTGCGGATATTGTGTAGTTTGACCTTCCAATATCATTATTAAAATATCTATCATCAATAACAACAGTATTACCAGATGTAAAGCCAGATGTTACGTTACCGTAACTTGAATTAAGAGTTATAACACCATTTACTATAGGATTAGATAAATATGCTCCGTATTTTCCTGTTTGAGTATTAATACCTTCAGCATGTGAACCAGTACCTAACGCATAACCTCCAGGTATATTATTAATTTGATCACCACCTTCAGCGTGAGAACTTCTACCAGTTGCAATTGTTTTATATCCTTCAGTATGAGAATAATCTCCAGATGCTGTAGTTTCTCTACCTTCAGCATGAGAATAATATGCGGATGCTGTCGTTAAAGAACCTTCAGTGTGAGAACCATACCCGGAGGCTGTGGTTGATCTACCTTCGGTATGGGAACCAATACCAATAGAAGTTGTATTTATACCTTCAGCGTGCGAACCAACACCAATCGCATAACCTCCAGCTAAGTCATTAAGTTGATCCCCACCTTCGGCATGAGAACCAATACCACTACTTATTGTTTTGTATCCTTCAGCGTGAGAATAATAACCCGACGCTGTCGTTTGAAGACCTTCAGCGTGAGAATAATAACCCGACGCTGTCGTTTGAAGACCTTCGGAATGAGAAAAATTACCTAATGCGGTTGTTAATTTACCCTCAGAATGTGAACCATTACCGTAACTTATCGTTTGGTAACCTTCAGCGTGTGACCAACCCCCAAAAGAAGTTGTTAATACACCTTCAGCATGCGAACCAACACCAATAGTATAACCTCCAGGTATGTTATTAAGTTGATCCCCACCCTCAGCGTGAGAATTGGGTGTTAGTGCTATTGATTTATAACCTTCAGCGTGAGAATTTTCCCACAAAGTAAAAGTATTATTACCTTCACTATGTGAATAATTACTTTTTATTATTTGGTCACCGTTCCATAAACTAAAATCACTAACATTACCTATTAATGCGTTTCCTGAACAATTTACAATAGTTGATGTAAGATATAGTATTGTATTAGGTGAGGAAAAGGTCACCGCTGAAATAGTAAACATTGACCTTCCAATATTATTATTAAAATCTCTATCATCAATAACAACTGTATTTCCAGATGTAAAACCAGATGTTACGTTACCGTAACTTGAATTTAAAGTTATAATACCACTTGTTATTGGTCCGGATAAATACGCACCATATTTTCCAGTTTGCGTATTATAACCTTCAGCGTGAGAACCAACACCAGATGCTGTTGTAGATGAACCTTCAGCGTGAGAAGCATATCCGGACGCTGTTGTTGATGAACCTTCAGCGTGAGAATAATTTCCAGATGCCGTTGTATAATCACCTTCAGCGTGAGAAGCACTACCTATGGCTACTGAGTAATTACCTTCAGCGTGAGAACCATTACCAACAGAAGTTGTCTGAATACCTTCAGCGTGTGAACTTTGACCCAATGCCGTTGTTCCAATACCTTCAGCGTGTGAATGACCACCTATTGTTGTTGTTGATTTTCCTTCAGCGTGTGAATACACACCATATGTCGTTGTTCCACTACCTTCGGCGTGTGAATACACACCATATGCCATTGTTGATTTTCCTTCAGCATGGGTACTGATACCGACGGCGGTAGTTTCACCGCCTTCAGCGTGAGAATATTGACCTATAGTTACTGTTTGACCACCTTCGGCGTGAGAATATAATCCAGATGCCGTTGTCTGAATACCTTCGGCGTGAGAATAATATCCAGATGCGGTTGTTGTACTGCCTTCAGCGTGAGAATAATTTCTAATTGTCGTTGTTGCTCTACCTTCAGCGTGAGAATAATTTCCTAACGCAATTGTGTACTCACCACTAGTACTTGAATAATTTCCAAATGCGATAGTGTAATAACCACTAGCAGATGATGAAATACCGATGGATTTTGTTCCTTCACCTTGAGCGTGGGAGTAATCACCTCTTAATATTTGATCACCGTTCCATAATGAAAAATTACTTATATTACCAATAATCGCGTTACCGGTACAAGTTGTACCTGTTTGATTTAGATAAATTATCGTATTTGGTGAAGAAAAAGTAACCGCGGATATTGTATAATTTGACCTTCCAATATTACTATTAAAATCACTATCATCAATAACAATAGTATTACCAGATGTAAAATTAGGTGTTACGTTACCGTAACTTGAATTTAAAGTTATGGTACCACTTGTTATTGGTCCAGATAAGTATGCTCCGTATTTTCCAGTTTGTGTATTATAACCTTCAGCGTGAGAATATTCACCAGATGCTGTTGTGTCACTACCTTCAGCGTGAGAATAATCACCAGATGCCGTTGTCTGTCTACCTTCAGAGTGAGAATAATCACCATATGCTGTTGTTTGATATCCTTCAGCATAGGATAATAATCCAGATGCTGTTGATCCAGTAAATTGTATACTATCATGAATTGTTATTGGTGAACATCCGTGTAAATTACTTACATATAAGTCATTTATGCAAGTGGCTGATGTATTTCCAGTAAAAGTAGTACCACTTGTTATTCCAGTAACGGATATTGTAAAATTACCATTTGAACCACTTATATTAATATTATTACCAGCGGTTAATCCACTTATTGGTAAATTCTGATAAGTTGTTGCTGAAATTGTATTAGCTGATAATCCATTTGAACCTAAATTAACGTTTGTTGTTGCTCCCGTATATGGTACATAGCTTGTTAAATCGTTTGTTGTTGCTATTGTATAACTTCCTGCAGTTTTATTAGGAAATTCTAACATCACATTTGCATTAGTGACATTTGTATTAGCTAAACCACTTGATTGAGAACCTGCTTTTAATGAAATAGTGCCATCATAATTTATTGCAGAATATGAACCAGATATTCCATTTGTAACTACAATGCTTTGTGTGCCTATATTACTACTATCAATACCATCAGTAACTATAATGTCAATATCTGTCGTATTACCTACATTAGTTACTTGTTGTAAATCTAAAGAATTGCCGGTTACTGATATTGTGAAATTACCATTTGAACCACTTATATTAATGTTATTACCAGCGGTTAATCCACTTATTGGTAAATTCTGATAAGTTGTTGCTGAAATTATATTTGAATTTAACCCAGACGTAAAAGACGTTGATCCCGTAACGGTCCCACCACTTAGAGGGAGATAATCACCAACCATTATCGTAGTTCCGGTTACTGTAATACCCGTTACAGTAAATGTTCCTCCAGTATTGTTTGTAAAAGTAATTGTATTTGCCGAATAAGTACCGCCAGTTACGTATATTTCTGTTAATCCAGATACTCCACTTAAAATGTAGTCCTTAAAGTCATCAACATATGTATGGACTGTAGTTCCAGTAACCGCACTATAATATGTTACTAGTGGAACCAAAGTATTACCAGATATTTTCGTTTGATCAATATAGGGTAATTCGGATATTCTTTTGTTTGACATTTTAATAATTATTTACAACAAAACTCACTATTACTAAATGAATCTATAATGTTTATGTATAATTTATCACCTACTGGTAAATCAATTAGTCCTTCTTCATTTTCTATTTTAAAATAACCTTCAAATCTACCAATCTTACTTGTGTTTTTTTTTGTAAATTGATAAGTTATTGAACCAGCCTCATAATAAGCATCTTCTTTTGCTATTTTAAATACATCAGTTTCAACATCTTTCATATAAAAATAGATAACACTGTCATCCAAATTATCGGTCGACGAATCAACTCTAAGGTTTTTTGTGATGTTAACTTGAAGTAAGGGTAATGTACTATTTTTTCTTATAAAAAACTCCATAACCATAAATACTCCCAAAAAGAAAAGGTGACTCTAGAGTCACCTTTCTTAGATTTTGAACACCTCCCTTTCTTTAAGGTTTATGGACTAATAGTTCTACCTAAAAATCCTACCATCGTCCTTGTTAATCGCAGATGGTAATGCGATATCATTTTAAGTATTGATTCACTATTTCTTTAACAATAGTTTTGTTATATCCGTTGTTAATTAATTTTTTTGCTTCGTTAATTAAATTAAGTCTTTGGTTATTGGTGTCTTCCAAAATAAAATTGATTCTATCATTAATTATATTTCTTTCCGTTAAATTTTGTTTTTTGATTTCAACTTGTTCTGTAAGAACTTTTTTGATAGAATTAGAAATACTCATATCATTTGTTTTATTATAAATATCTGTTGATTCAGCAAGTTGAGCATCAATTCTAAAAAAAGGTCTAACTTTTCCTCCTGGATTTGTTAATTGTATGATTTCTTTATTAAGATTTTTTTTGAATATATTTCGTTTAAACTTTCTAGTGTAAGTTTCAATACAATCATTTACAATCTTTTTTTGTTTTTCAAGATCAACTTTTTTTTCTTCAGATAAATCATTTATATTATCCGGTAAATCACTATCAACTGAAGTTGGTTGTGGTTGGATATTTTTTTCATATTTGTTATAGAAGGTTTGATATCTGTCATAAAAATCCTTTATTGATGTTTCACAATATTGTAAATCCTTATCTTTTTTAAATAAATTTGTTTCCATAACTTTTAGATATAATTTTGTCCGTATTTTCCGTCAAATTTATTTTGACATTTATCTAAAATATCATCTACTCTCTCCATCACTTTTCCTTCCAAATCAATTTCTTTTTTAACGTAATAAATTGATCTACAAAAACCTCTTTTAATTGAATCTTCCGTTTTGTTATCGGTAATGAAATTAAAGAATTCTTTGGTTGGTTTTAATTTATAAATATCAATTGAGTCAATCAAAGCGGATTCAACTTCGGATTTCTTAAAAAAATTAATTAACTTATCGGATGGTTTTTCCGTTGTCCAACCTCTTTTTATTTTTTCTTTAACAACATTCCTTACTTTTATTGGAAGTTCATTTAAACCTTTTTTTTCATCTGTTGACAATATTTTTATTGCTTCAGATTCTTTTTTTTTTAACTCATCAAGTGAGTTTTTTTTTGGTTCTACTGAATTTTGTGGTGATTGTTGCATTTTAACATCCATTGAAGCTAGTTCCTTTGGTTTGTAATCACCTTTAACCAATGACCAGATTTTATCCGGACTTGATGGGTGTCTGTAAACAGACCAAACCTCAACCTCAACACTTTTAGCTTCTCTAATAACGGCCAATAATTTGTGTAAACCTTCATTTAGATCTTCTTGTTCTTCACTGGAAGTTAAATGAGCTAAACCTTTTGTAAATAGGATTCTAACGACTTCTGGGTGTGTATCAATAACTGCTCTAACAAATGAATCATCTTCACCATCATCATCACAATTATCCATATCTTCACATTCCTTTTTATATTTCTTTCTCCAATGAGGCATTCTATCCATAACAGAATCCATTTTAAGTTTTACCTCAGTGTATTTTCCTGGATTTTTTTCATCCATCTTTTGGAATGTGAATATTTCATCCCAATCTTTCATTTTAAGAGTTCTTTCTTCTTCCTCTTCCAAAATGATTTTTTTAAGTAAATCTTTCATAATGTTATTTTTGTTTTCGTAAAGTCTTCCACCTAGGTCTTTCCAGTTTCCTTGTTTTCCTGTGGTTGGGTCTTCATAGAATGTGTTATCAACAAATTTATATTTTTTACCATTTATTGTAATAAAAAATTTATCTTGTTCAAATGTTCCAGGTTTACCCTCATATTTTATTTTATTAAATAATTTTACCCTTTCTTCTGTTGATGGCATGGTACCTATTTCTTTATTTGTGAAAATATAATACCTATTGTTTAATCCATCTACTATTGTATTTTTATATTCTTTTACTTTAATATTATTGTTTGTTTTGGTTAACTCTTCGTTGTTTTTATCCGCAAACACTTTATCCTTTCCTTTTAATTTGTCTGAAACCTTTTCAAGTGTATCCTCACCTTTTTTAACTTGTTCGTTTTTAATTTGTTCCGCTTTTGATAGGTATTCAGGTGTGTTAAATATAAAATCAGCAATATCATCAATTTTTGTATTGAAAGGGATTATTGCACCTACAAAATCAGTAGCCCATTTACCCCATTGTTCAATATTTTGTGGGAAACTACCTTCCATTTTTCCATTATAATCATCAATAAAAGGTATTAAACTAGATTTTATTGAATCACTATAAAACTCACCCCAAAGTTCACCTATAGATTTGTTTTTATTTTCAGTAAAATATTTTGTCTCATCACCAATACCGGTTAATTTACCGACAGCCGTTAAAAACCACAACCCTACTGCGGACAAGAAAGAAGTAACCATAGGTACCGCAAGATTAGTAACAAACCATATCCTACAATACATATCAAAATAAGACTTCCAACTAAATCCTTGTACCTCTTTCCCTACAAACAAAAATTTTCTTCTCTGTGCTAATCTTTGTGTCCATTCTTTAAATGATGTAAAACTCCCACTGGCAATAAAATTAACCCATCTTTTTGCCGGACCTTCACCAAATTTTAAGACATTACTACTCATATCTCCAACTTCTTTATTTAGACTTTTAAATTTACCAAAAGCGTCTAAAATTTTTTGCCACGTCTCCTTAATTCTATCACCAACCTCAACGTATTGGTTAGTTTTAGTGAAAAACTCATCTAGTTTGTTTGGCCCCCCTATTTTATTTATTATGTCTTGAGCTTTTTTAGGGTCATTCGGAAATGCTTCAGTAATTAATTTCTTTAAATCATCCCAAAATTTAGTAACAGATTCTTTTGTTTTTCTAGCATTACTTGAAAGTGCTTTTATTTTATTTGCAACCTCTCTATAGTAATTTTCAGTTAAATCAGACCTATCAATTAACACAATGATATCTGAAATATCATTTTTTAATGTTGTTATGTTTTTTTCGGCGGTAGAATTAAATAATTGACCAAGAGATATAAATTCATCAAGTAAGTTACCGACACCCTTAACCGATAATAAAAAATCAGTTACACCCTTTTTTGTGTAAAATGTCTCAATAGTACCAGAAAGGGATTCCAACTTATCATCTACTAATTTTTCAATTTCCTTTTCTGAAATTTTAGCAGAAAGTGTTTTATCTTGTTGTTTGAGTTTTAACTCGTCTATTAATTCTTTTTTTAATGTATTAATTTTTTTTAACTTCTCTAAACTATTTAAATCTTTATACGTTGGGTCATTTAAAAGTTTATTAATTTTATCTTCTATGATATTTTCCACATTTAAAGGTTCGGTTTTAACTATTTTTGTTTGAATATTTTTTTTAAATCTTTCCA